TTTGGCAACTGCGAATAGTTACTAGGTCCAGGTGATCTACTTCGTATTTTTTCATTAGGCTGTTAGATAATATAATTCTACTCGTTTGTTCCACTCGTTGCTCCAATGAGCAAACTCGTCACCTTCAATCACAAACTCTTGGTACTGAGGTGTACCAAATATGCCAGGTTCAATTTCTTTGGGCTGGCAACACATCAGGATGACACCTTTTTTTATATTGGTGCCGTGCATTTCATTGTGTGCTTGTGCATAGGCGCATAGCTGTAGAAAGTAGTCGCCAATGTACTCGATTTTTTTAGGCTTGTTGGTTTGCTTGAAGTCCATGATTGAGGGCTGGCCTCGATGTACTCCCACACAGTCAGTGGTACCAGCATATAACCCGCTGTAGTACACAGGAACTTCCACACCCCAGAACTCGTCAACATGGCATAGGCCTTCCAGGATGACCTGTGCGGCCATGAACCACGACGGGTGTGCATAAGGATTTGTAGGCAACTCTTTCATGTCGCCGGCTTGAATATAAGTTTCAAGATAGCTGTGCATTCTGGTGCCGCGATTGGCAGCTTCGGTGGTAATCTGTTGGGCACGTTGTTCGCCCACTGCTCGGCGCCACTTGTCCAATGCTTCTCTTGCTTCGGCCGGTTTGGTACGATCTAGGATTGTGGTAACACTGGGCACCTTGTCGCCATTGGGTAGGCAATAGTGTCTTTTACCGTCGACTGTGGTCCTGCTCAAAGGTGTATAATCAAATTTGGAAACTAGCATGTTATAAATACTTATTTAAGTGCCTCTATGAATGTTCTAATATCTGGTTGCAGTTTTACTCAATGGCCTGACGGGCCCGGTGGCCCAAATACTTGTTGGCCCCGTTACCTGGATCCACAGTTGAATGCTTTAAACTTGGCCGAAGCTGGTGCAGGTAATCAGTATATCTCACACAGCATAGTAACAGAATTAATTGCAAATCGCAAGAGCTACAACCATGTTTTGGTAATGTGGTCCGGTGTCACACGATTGGATTACCTGACCGACATAACTGATCCTGCCTGGAACGAACTGTTTGACAGCTACGGATTTTACCGACGACTGCCGGGCAGTAAACTGGGCTACATATTCTCCGGTGGACAAATGGGCACCTGGTTCAAAAATCCTGTGGCTCACAAAATGTTCAACGAAATGTACAAAGTTTCCAGTGAGCTGAGTCTTGCCACCATTAACCTGATGGAAATAGTGCGACTGCAACACTACCTGGAAAACATTCGTATGCCTTACACATTCATGAGCTATGTGAACTATTGGGGCAATCAAGAACGTGTGAGCCCCAACGGAGACTTTGGGTTGGAGCGACATCCTGACCTATATCCCTTGATCACGGAAATCAACTTTGCCAATTGGTTGTTTACGGACAACAACAAAAATGGCCTATACGAGACTGCCAAGTCCATGAATTCATTCATGAGCGACGGATTCCATCCTGGCGCAGAAGCACATCAAGCATGGGCAGACTTGGTCACCAAACGACTGATCTGATCAGCCGCATACTGAGTCCAATCTCGATTCCAAATCAAATTGTAGTTGTGTTCAACAATGGGATTGATCTGTTGGTATATGGATTGTTGATCTTGCTGGCACAACCAGCGTACCTGTTCAAAGGCCGCGGTATATCTTTCTGTGTCGTTTTCGATCAAGTCAAAACTTTCGTCAATGATGCCGTGAAAGGTATGGAATCCCAAACGTCTAAGATTGTGTAAAAACTTGTATCCGGTAAAAGGCACAAACAGTCTACGTGCCAGTATGGGTTTGGCAGTCTTTTCACTGAAGAAGCTCAATGTGTTGTCGTGGTCAGTTTCAGCCACAATACTGTAGGCTGTGTCTTTGAACACCTGCAAGGGTATGACTCTGCTGAGTCCGGTATGTACACCGTAGTAGGTCACTGGACCTGCTGTGCCGGCTTGGGTAACTGGACTAACGTCAACCACACCAGGTTCCCAAATAAAATAATCTTTGGCGTAGAACTCGTTGTCGTTCCAGGCCCCGCCATAGGGAATTATAAATTTGTCAAACAAATTGTTTTCTTTTACACTGTTGTAGACAAAGTCTCTATGGGGCTTGGGACTGCCCAACAATGCATCAAAGTAGCGTGGTCGTGTTGCGTAGGGATCTATTTCGGCCAGTCGGTCTGGCAGTTGTTGGTACAACATGGTTGTGGTCTTGAACCAGTCGCCCCAACAGATGATGTGCGAGTCCATGTCTGGCCGGTCATTGACAAATCCAGGCACACACCAGTACACATTGTCATGGTGACATTGGTCCCATATTTCCCAATGGAAGTTGTGTAGCTCGCTTTCAAAACTGAACACCAGGTCACTCACTGCACTGAGCTGATTGATTTTGTCTTCAAATCCTTGGTAGGCCGCACAATTGATGTCAAAGTCGCAATGCAGTCTGTGTGTGGTAAATGCTATCTTGCGTCCCGATGCTGAGACATATTCTTCAAAGCTGTGACATACAGCGTAATCGTCGCCCAATGTGATTCTAGGAATCCATTCAAGGTCCAGAATTTGGCTGTCACTGTAAACCAAAATCATACACGGAAACTTTCTCCGCAACCACAACGGTCACGCTCATTGGGATTTGAGAATTCAAATCCTTCGTTGAGTCCTTGCCGCACATAGTCCACTTCTAATCCTGCAAGATAAACCGAGCTTTTGGGATCCACAAACACTTTGCATCCGTCACATTCAAAGCATTGATCTTCGGCTTGAGGTTCGTCAACATACTCCAGCACATAGGCCAGGCCCGAACAGCCAGTGGTACGCACACCCAAACGAATGCCGAGACCGTGGCCCCGGCGTTCTAGTGTTTGTTTGATTTTTTTACTGGCTGTGCTTGTTACGGTAATCATTGACTGCGGCCTTGATGGCGTCTTCGGCTAGGATCGAGCAGTGAATTTTAACAGGTGGAAGAGCCAACTCCTGGGCGATGTCGCTGTTTTTAATAGCTGTCGCCTCGTCAAGTGACATTCCTTTGACCATTTCTGTGATAAGTGAGGAGGAAGCGATTGCGCTACCACATCCATATGTCTTGAAACGAGCATCTCTAATAATACCATTTTCGTCTACCTTTATCTGTAATTTCATAACGTCACCACAGGCCGGAGCACCCACCATGCCGGTGCCCACATCGGTATCGTCCTTAGAGAACGAACCCACGTTGCGTGGGTTCTCATAATGATCTACAACTTTGTTTGAATATGCCATTGTGTTATTTGACCGCCGATGTGTTTTTCCCTTTGAGGGATTTTTTTAAAAGTTTAAGCCAAAGTTCTTTGACCTTGTCCATCTGATGTTTCACTTCGGCTTGGTTTAATTTAAGGATTAATTTTTTAGTTTTCATAGCGATTGGGTACCAATACTGTTCTATAGCAATTGCAATTGGCATCAAGGATTGTTTCTTGATGATAACCACTGTATCCAGGTTTTACAACTGTGACAGGTGGCGGTGTGTAAACTACCGGTGGTGGTGTAACATACACCGGAGCTGGCTCAACATAGACTGGATGTGGGCGTGACAGTTCATAACCAATCACACCGCCAATCAAGGCTGGGGCCACCCAACCCATACCGCCGCCATGTCCATGGTAGCGTCGAAACCCGTCGTGGGCTTCTGCATTGGGCATATAAGCAAATACTGCACTCATTGCAAGTATAGCGGAAAATACCGAAGTAGTAATTAATTTTGCTTTCATACTCGTTCTCCTTTGTTACACCTTATTGATATTTTACTACAGATATCAATAAAGGTCAACCTTGTTAATATAACGCCTTACAGGCTACATTAGTTGACAATCAAGAACGGCTTGCAAGGGCTCGATTAGCCATACTGCTAACCGTTTTTTCTGGTTGAGTTTGTACCGCGGCAGCATCATCCGCTGGCAAGTCAGCATCGCCATTTACTGGATTAATGAACACATACTTGGTACCGTTGTCATCGTCTTTGATGTCAGCCACCATGTTTTTGATCGCTTCATTATTCTTTTTGGCATTCATCAGTGCATCCAAATTGAATGCTTCGGCGCCGGGGTTTCTGCGTACCAAATCAATCAAGGCTTCAACTGAAATTTTAGGCACCGCGGCATGATCCGAACTGAACTGCAATTCACGCAAGGTGTCGGCCAACGCAGAATTTACTTCGTGGTTGGCGTCATCTTCAACAAAGTGAGACAAGTCATTCTCTTTTAAAAGAGCAAACTCTCTAAATCTCATTTTTTGGCCTTTGCATCCTTGGCAGCTTTTTTCATTGGCTCTTTTTTATTGCCGTTTTTGTTTAAGTCTAAGAAGTCAGGTTTAGCTTTTTTGTTTTCTTCTACACCACGACGCTCGCGGCCCAATTCGTCATCGGTACCGGCAGCGGCGTCAGTTGCGCCAAAGCCATCGCCTTCTTCTGGTGCAGGTGGAGCACCTAGATCACCACCCATGTCGCCACCCATGTCACTGCCGCCCATACCGCCCATACCACCCATGTCCATGCCTGATGGTGCTTCGCCAGTTAGCTCACGAGCCGCACCGTCAGCAGTTTCACGACCTGAGTTGATGGTTTGCCATAACTGTGCCAACAAGGGACTAATTTTGCCTTTAAATGCGTCGGCCTGTGGTTCGCCAATTTGGTCGCGGATGGTGTCTAACAATGCAGGCAACTGTTCGTTCTGCATTTTACCAATTTTTTCTAGCATGTCTTGCATGCTGTCAACCATGTCCTTGGCAGCAAGGATGGCTTCGCTCTTGGCCATTTCGCTTTCAGCAATGAAGCGTGGCTTGTTCTCTACCATCCAACGATGTAGACTTTCACGCACCATCAGCATTTCCATATACTTGGAATTCTTTTCCGCAGTATGTGTGCCGTGGGTACGACGAACTTTGTCCAGGCTTTCTGTGATAGCTGTGGCCAGTGTATACGCCTTTTTAAGTGTTAGATTGTCGTAATCAATTTTAAAACCAAAACGACTCTCTACAACTTTGTTAATTTTTGTAGCTTGTGGCTGATTGCCGATTTCTGTTAATCTCATGGTTAGTTTCCCAAACTTTCAAGTATTTAGCCGATCTAATGGATTTCTGTAATTGATTTTTTGCCGAAGAGTAGCGTAACTGGGCGTCCTCCAATCTTGCATCCCAGACGCTAATGGCTGTGCAATTTTTTGTTTTGATTGCACGTTCAAGACTACGAGTGTAATGCAAAATATCCACTTTGTATTTGCTTGCATCTCGGTCCAGCAGTCTGATCTCGTTGGCCAGTTTATTGAACCCAATTTGATCGCAAAGGCAAAAAAATATTGCGGCTTCTTTGCTGTCAATTTCGTATATGACTTCTCTGCTTTGATTTTGTATTTGCCAGTGATTACTACTAGGAATCAAAAACAATCTACCAATAGAAAACCCGCCATTGTTCAGCGGGTATATGTAAGGAACTCGATTGCTGGCTATTAATTTGCTGTATTCTTTTTGTGTCCACTGTGCCACATAACGTGCTGTTAGTTCTGCCGCAGTTTCAACCACACCTCGTAGTATGGCCTCTTTAGCTAATTTTCTTTTTGTAGATGATGCGACCATTTTCCTGAATTCTATAAAGTACGTCTTTGTTTACTAGATGATTGGCCAAGACTTGTTGTCTAGCGTCAAGGTCGTTTTTGTGTACTTCGACGCGACCTTTAAAGTGATCCAGTAGCTCTGCCTCTTCATTGGTAATAGGCAACGTTACATTATTTAAGAGTTCTACAATTCGCATTTTTATTTGCTGGTAATGTGTACGCCAAGAGTGATTAAACCGGTGATTAGTACGCCAATGATGGTTGTGCCAATGGTGATTAGTGTTTTGTACTGTGTGGAGTCGTTGGCTGATAGTGTTGATTTGATGTCTACTAGATGGTTTTCAAATTTGTCCATGCGGTCTTCAAAATTACATAACTTAGAGTCCAGATTGGCATAACGCTCAGCACACAATTCCACGTGCGCTTCAAGGCTCTTTTTTTCAATGTCTGTAGTGCTCACTTGTTTTTCCTTTGTTTATGTTGATGCGTGTTTTGTGTTATCGGTGCCTAAGTGAGCCATGAGTTAAGATTGTCGCATCTGATCTAAATATTACTTATGTCTTTTACGCCAATTTTAAAATATATGTTTTTGATGGCACCGTAAGGATAAAAAATGGGCAACATAAAATGTGCAGTTTCGTCTAGGCCGCAAATGACAGGCACTTGCTCAAAAAACTGTTCTAGTCGAGCCACTGGATTGTTATCTGCCAAAAACACATCAGCGGCTTCCACTGCAAATGTCCACATCCATACTGTTTGTTCACCTGAATACATCTCTCCAAACTCAAGATAGTCCAGGTTGACCATTGAAACAATGGGTCCTTGTATTTCAATGGGCTGTGCCGCAAGACCTATTGTTTGTAAAATTGTTTCCCAGTTGCGCTGTTGATTGCGTCTATGTTCGTCTCCGTTGCGAGTTACACCAGTGGCTGTTATGTCGACCAGTGTAAAGCCTGTGTAGTAATTCAACTGAGAACTTTGCATATAGATACTTATGCCACAAAAAAAAGCACCGTAGTGCTTTTTTCTGTTTGGTTGTTAAACCTATTAGGCCAACTTGATACCACCAGTTGAGCTAACTGTAACTTGTGCTGTACCAGCATAAACGTTACTGAAAGCACCAATGTTACCTAGTGTAGCAAGAGCAGTTTGTAATGCACTATCAGTTGCCCAACCGCTACGCTCTGTTAGAACGCTGATCTGGCTTGCACCGGCAGCACCAGCATCAACTTGGTATGCTAGAACTGTTGCATTGTACTCAACTGCACGGATAGTGGTTTCAACTGCACCACCTGTTGCCAATTCAGCTGCCAAGTTACCTGCAGTACCGGCTGCAAAAGTAATTTTGTATGCTGTTAATGGAGCAGAAATACCTGTGTTGATAACTGCGGCGTTAGCAAAGCTACGACCTGCATCAACGTTTAACTGACCGGCTGCGTCGCCGTTAACTCTTGTAAAAATTGCCATTTTGTTTCTCCTAAATATAATGAGCCGTTTGGGCTACATGCATTTATTTATCTCGTACGCAAATTATTACAGTCTACCTTGGACATTAGCAGTAGAAAATACACCTCTATTGACCAACTTGATAAAGCCGCTGGGTGTGTCTATGTTGAAACCTTCGCCCTTGGGCTGATCGCCTACCCATTGCTCGATGCCTTTGACTTGGGGTTCTAGCTGTTTGAGTATTTCTAGCTTTAATTTGTATATGCTGGTATAAACTGCATCCAGCAGTGCCAGTTTGTCTCTGTTTTCTTCTGCCGTGACAATGGCGTACTGTGGCTTGGTCAGCTTGCCTTCCAACCAAGCGGCATCCGCTGGCTGTCCTGTGTACTTGCGATTATAATACTGTTGTAGTCGGTCTCTGGTGGACTGCGTAAGACCGGTCAGGAACTCGTCGCCGCCCGAGGCAGCAAATTGTTTGACTGCATATGATGCGGCTTTTTCAATTTGCACTGGCACTTTCATTTTGAAGTTGGTACCCATGTTGCCAGTGAATACTGTGATGTACTCGTTGGTGCCAGACAGTCCGCCCAAGCCTTGTAAACTTTGACGCCCTACCAGTGGATTTTCTTTGCTTTTTTCAACATCGGACCCGTAACTGTGTACAGCCAAACCAACTCCACGGCCTGCTATTTGTTTGCCCAAGTCGCTGTCGGAATCAACTTTGTATGTGACACCGTGCGGATTGGGTTTGAATAGGAATTTGCCGCCCTGTGGATCTAGAGAGTCAGTCCACATAAGGTCGCCTTGCACAAAGCCCCGGAAGCTGGGCGGCACAATACTGCCAATGGCATTGAATGCATGTGCCAGCTTGCGTCCCACTTCTACATTTTTACCGTTCTTGACAAAGTAATTGTACAGTTCTTCGCCTGATGTCACTTGTCCACCTGGTTCGGCAATGTATTCTTTGTAGTTCATGGTGAACTGGCCGTCGGCAGTTCTGCGACCAAATATGATGGCTGGGCTTCCGTCCCACTTGATACTGACTGTCTCAGGTTGGTTAACTGCACCCACCATGCCTTTGATGGCATCCAAGGCAGCATTACTACCTGAGAATATAAAGTCTTCAGGGTGCGGGGTTCGGGCGCCTTCAGTTAAGAATTGCATAAATTCCAATAATATCATCTCAACTTGTTACTTAAATGTCTAAACCATTCAGTAGGATGAGCACTGGCTTCCAGTGTGGGCAAACTACGTCCTTGTTTGGTCAAGTACTCAGCAAAATCATGTAACTTTTCATTGCGTTTAGGATCGTTGCGTAGTGCGGCAATGGTTGACTCAACACTGGCTAGATCTTTAGCAGTTCCTTGCGGACCCAGGAACATCTGGGCCATCTGTGCTGGATCGTCGGTAACCAGCTCATTGGTCAATCGGTCATGTACACCAGAATTAACTGATACTTTAACTCCCATGGTTTTGCCAATGCTATTGAATAGCACAGCACGTTCCATGCCTTTGAACTGACTGTCTGCCGGCATGGCGGCCAACATCCACTTGCTCCATTTGACCTTGTCCAAGAAGTTGAAGTCTGTTTGTACAAATCCGTTTTTGGCATTGCCGTTGATGGGTGTTTTGAAATGTACTTCAATACCAGTTTGATCAACCCAACCATCCAGCATGGCCGGGTTCTTGCCCTTGGCCTTGCGATTCATTATCTGATCTTCGGGTATGCCCTGCGACCGGCACCAGTTGGCCAACACATTGATCAATGTTTCTTTTTTGATTACATTAGCATCCAGTGCTAGGTCAATGTCGCCCGAAGTATCACGCTGGCCAGTGCTGCCTACCATTTCGCCCATCAGGTCCAGGCCAGTCACTTGTTCTAGCCATCGTACAGTGGTAGGCACATCCACGCGGTTGATGCGTACAGTACTAGGTTGCTTGTTGGCATCCTTGAATACGTTGCCACCTTCTAGTAGTATCATTTCAATAACAATCGGCTAAAGTCTGTTTTAACTTCGTTGAGTTTTGGGGGTGTATTATTTCTCTGGCGGATAATACTCTCAACTTTGTTCATGGCCGTCATTAAAATATCTTTGAGTACTCCACGCACCTGAATAGCAATTCTGCCGTCATTCTGCTGGAAGTCCATGAACAATTTACGTAGTGTCATTGGGTCATCAAATATTGTACCTGTTTGTGCAGGTGCTTGATTTTGTTGTGCTTGTTGACCTTGGCCTTGTTCGGGTTCTGCTTGCACTTGGTCTGCATTCAAGTTCAAATCACCAAACACTTTGTCAATCAACACATCAGTTACACCTTGTTTACGCAAGAATGCTTTGACTTGTTCGCTGTCCACTGGACCTTTACCACCAGTTGGGTCAAACTCTTTGTAGTTTTTACGCCAGTTAAGATCCAGTTTGTCATATGTGATCTTGTTTGCCGCAGAGTCCCAGCCTTTTTTAACTGCCCCGCCAACTGCTTGACCCACCTTTTCAACCCCGCCGGCCACTTTGCTGCCGACGTTTTTAATGGTATCCCATACACCTTCGTTGGCCACTGCACGTAGTACTGCGGCAACACCGGCTTCGGTCAGTTGTACACTGGTTGCTGGGCGTCCTAGACTTTCACTCAACATCCAGGCATGGCGTGTGGCCGTGGCATCAATGTAGCGAGATTCTTTAATACCCGGCCAATTTGGTGCATACTTGCCGGATGCAACACCTTGTGCTGTATTAGCGGCTGTACCAACACCTTGATCGTATACATTGTAATTTTCTACATTTTGTGGTAACTGTAGCTCAATGCCAGTTGGTAAGTTGTTGGGATTAGTGATAGATGGATTGGCATCCATGATATCCTTGACGCTGATGCCGTTGCTCTTGGCAATTTGGCTCAGTGTTTCACCTCGTTGTACAGTATATGGAATCATATCTGTACCATTGGCTTCGGTGCCGTCAATCCATGCATCGGGGTTAGTTGGATCAATATACTGTGGCGGAGGAACAATTTCATCGCCAGGGCCAATTCCATCAACTGTTCCGCCACCGCCGGGTGGTATATTCAAATTAGGATCGCCTTGTCCTATTGTGCCATGAAATTCATCCGAAGATACATTGTGGGTTACTGTTGGGTGGGGCTTCATGGCCTGACCAATTTGACCGGCAGCATAAGCAATAGCACCAGTTTTGAAGCCTTTCCATAGAGCTGAACTGGCTTTATCACCTTGCAATAATTTATCAAAGGTCTTGATACCGGCTAGCAATGCGGCGCCACCTAGTCCTGCGCCACTGATACCGGCCAATGCAATCAGACCTGCATAAATTGCACCTTGCATTACTGGATGCTGGTGTGCAAATTCTTTATATTTGGCCAAAGCCTGGCCAACTGCACCTGACTCGCCGCCGGCGGCATTTAGTAGTTTACCTTGCAGGCTATCAACCATTTGGTCAAAACCGGACACTGGCCCAGACTGGCTGATCTTGGTCTTGACATCGTCCCAGGCCTTGGCAACCTTTTGTGCCACATCGCCGCCTTTGCCCAGCAGTGTACGATTGCTAACTGGCTCATCGCCGGCATTTTTTACATTGCCGCCAGCGGCTGCCCCGTCGGCCACTGCTTTAAAAATTTGTTGTATTTGCTGTTGAGTCAACTCTGCCTCAACCATGATACGGCCCACACGACGGAAGTTTTCATACAACGGATCTTTCATGATACGTTGTTCAACCAATCGCTGAGACTTTTTGCTATATCGTGATTCTTTTACGCTCAATCCGCCGGTACGCATCCACATGTCTTTGAGCGTGGACAGTAACTCTGGCTCAGTGATCAACTTGAATGGGCCCATGCCTTTTTCTTGATTCTTGGCATTTTGTGCCTCTACATACTTGTCCCATTCGGCTTTAAAGGCAGCCGGATCTTTGAACATGGCATACTTGGGATCTTTGTTTACATCGGTGGGCTGTTGTGGCGGTTGTGTACCTTGGCCACCTTGAGCACCTTGAGCACCTTGCTGTTGACCTTGCTGGCCTTGGCCGCCTTGCTGTTGACCTTTGGGCTGAGGCTTAGGTGCCACTGGCGGAGTGGTAACATCCGTGGTGTCTTGTGCTGTATCTGTGGTGTCCTGTGCCGTGGCAACATTGCTACCTTTGAGTTTGGTAGCATCATAAGCATCAATCGCATCGCCGGCTTGATCTGCACCCATGCCGCGAGCCAACGAAGAAAAGAAACCCGGTTTACCTTTTGGTACGCCTGCTTGTCTAGGGTTGCGGTTGCCTGTATTGGCAGTATCTTGTGCTGTATCAACGTTGCCTTGAGGAGACGGTGCAGGTTCTGTATTGCCCGGATTGGCACCGTTTGTGGGCTGTGGGGGCGGTACAGGGTCTGCGCCGCCTGGGTTAGCACCGGATACAGGCGGTGCAGTTTGTGTGCTTTGAGCTTTGGCGGCACGAGCTAACCGTCGGTCTTTGAGATTACCAATTGCATTTGGTGCACCACCGGCCGCACGAGGATCGGTAGAATTATTTGGGCGATTGCCGTATTCGTCTAGTATGTCATCATACTGCTCTACAATTAGTTCATTTATTTTCATTACGCATTTTCCTTACACCGCGGTTAAATTTGTTAGGGTCTTGCGTACGAATGCTGTTTAATAGTCTGCGCTCAAGTTCAGCGGCAGATTCTTCATCATAGTTTTCTTTGATGTAGTTTATTAAATTGATAGCACCAGCAATGACATTACTAGCACGACTTTCGACAAAATTCTCACGATCTTTGTGTACAATCAGCGTGTCCAGTTCGTCAAGGATACTACGAGCTCGTTTTTGCAAGATAAACTCCAAGTTTAGTTATATTTAGTTGTTAGAGGTATTCAGCATACCATTGCAAAAATTCAGGGTAAACAGTCTCCCAATTGGGATTTTTATTAAGATCGTATTTTTTCAAATGCGCCAGCATGGCACCAATTCGTTTTGGGCCCCCTGGGGTTAAATTTTTAGTGTGTTTGTGTACCCAGTGAGATTCTGGTATTTTGTTTAATATTGCATCTTGATATTTGCCGGACATGGCACGCAATGAATATACTCCAGCGCATTGATGATAGTTTATACTGATTGGATCATTGACTTTTGAGATAGAAAAGTTGTCTCGATGCCATTGGTCTAGTTCTTCAATCCAGTATGCATTTAAAATTCCAACAGTTCTTTCAACATTGAGCATCACGTTGCTTGGAACATTTTCTTTGTACCACAGCATGTTGTTATGGATAACATTCCAATCGCTGGGCCAACGTTGATATTCCATCCTTTGCCCCATATCGTCGAGACTAAAATAAATTTCAACAAGTTTAAACTTTTCCCAAAATTTCAATACATTGTCATTGACTTTGACTGTGCCATTGGAATGGTACCAAATTGACACATTTGATAAATCAATTCGATTGCCCAATTCTTCCAATATCTGCATGTGAGTCAATGACATCAATGGCTCGCCACCTTGAAAATGCACCTGTCTCAGGTGGTGTGTGGGAATAGACAAAACAATGTCCAGTGTTGAATCTAATTTTTCCCTTACTTGATATTTTTTGATTTCAATCTTGCGTGTGGGGTCTGTTTCAATTTGGCGCCACATTGTACTGTACTGTGGTCCGCATATATTACAGGCCAAGTTGCATGAAAAATCTGCTTGTATATCAATTTCAATGACTGAATCTGGATGTGCCCATTCTGTGCCCAACCGATCATTCCAGGATTGTCTGCGACTGTAATTGCCATTTGATTCGCTTTGTGTACAGACAGAGCAGTCCAGAGGTAGCTCTTGACCATCTAAATTCTGCTGTCGCAGTTGTACAATCTCCGGATGTTTCCAAAATTCATTATCAATGCTGGTGTTGACTTGAAAAGATTTCTGGAAAAGGCAACATGGTTTTGCAAACCAATTGTTATTGGCAGTGTTGTATTGTAACCAAAGCCCACCTTGTAAGTCGGCGCAATATTTATTTGTCATATTGCTTTGCTCTTGAGCCCTGCCAACATGCTTTTAAGTTTACTACTATCAACTGCGCCACCTGACGATTTGATCTCGCCGGTTTCCATGTCAATTTTTGGTTTTTCATATGTGTTAACTTTAGTAGAAGTTTTGATTGAATCCAATATATTGGCGCCGCGACTGGCCCCACCAGCACCTTCTTGTGCTTCCAGTCCAGGATCTGTAATACGCATGGTTTCAACATTGTAGTCAAGATCTACTTTTTGCCCTGTACCTGCACCTGAACGGTTTTTCATACACTGAATTTGATACTTGCCACGCTCTTTCATGGAACGGCTGGTGTAGATACCAAACACATTATCCGCTGTGTTAATTTTACTGATACCACCCGAGATATGACTGTGGTCAAATTCCACTTCGTCCACAGCACCACGATTCAGCTGACTGGCTGTCACAAAGAAGATATTGAGTTCTTCTGCAAGATTACGCAACTCTTCACTCACATACTTGTCTTTGACAAACAGATCATTGGGACTGACCTTGGCGCTGACTGGCATCAACAGATCCAAGTAGTCCACCATCATGAAGTCAATCCGGGTGCCTGTTTGTATTTCTAGCTCTTTGACATAAGCACGGATATCATTCACATTGCTCTGTGCCGGCAATGCCTTGATTCTATATTGACCAGATTTCTTTTTGGCCAAGTTGATTTTCATTACTGCGTCGTCAACATTCTTACGAATATCCTTTGTGCCTGCCATGGTCACCATGGCATCAGTACGCAAACTGGTCAAGCCTTCACTGAGTTCCAATGATATGTAAACACCATTGAGTCCGGATTGAAACCAATTGATGGCTATGTTCATCATGAACAGCGATTTACCCGATCCTGACCCGCCTGCAAAGATATTCAATTCACCGCGACTGAATCCACCGTACAAGATATGATCCAAGCTGGGCCATCCTGTACTGACCTTGTAGCCGTTGTTGAAATAGGCATCAAGACGCTTTTTGGGATCAGCAAAGTAGTCTGTGCCCAAATCCTTGGTCAGACTGATTTCCATCACATCCTTCATGATTTTCAGGATGCCCTCGGTTTGACCTTTTTCCAATAAATCGGCACATTGCAGTACTGCTCGCTCGCCGGCCTTTTGTTTGGTAAAAGATTCAAATTGCTCCAGGAACCAGTCTTGATGTCCGCTGACAGCGGCCGGAATGGGTTTGAGTTCTACACCAGTCACTGCCTGTATTTGTTCATAGGTGGGAAGAACCTTGTACTCCTCTGTGTGCTTTTTCAAGAACTCGGCAGCGGCTCTCAGTCCTCGATCAAAGTTTTCTGGGTTGTAAATGTTCTGCACTCGCACAAAACTCTGTGCATCCTGCATCATCATTTCCAAGAATAATTTTTGTGTGTTGACGTTAAAGGGTTCTGGTTGACTCATAGTTTATTATATAGTTTCTTTTTCATTAACTCAATCTTTAAGGCGTTCGATTCTTTGCCAGCCAGTATGCTTTTTAACACAAACAACCTGCCATACTCGGCCACTGCACTGGCTATGTCTTTGTGTTTCTCTTGCCAGACTGGGAAGCTCACTGACCAACCGTATTCAATTGCATCATTGATTAGATCTGCGCCGGCACGATCGGCATCGGGTACCACAACAACTTCTCGACCCAGGCTGTCAATGATGTCGGCCTGCTGTTCACTGCACCGGTTACTCAGCACAGCCACGCCGTCGATGCTCATGGCATCAAATGGGCCTTCACACACAATCACAAACTTTGACTCGGGCCGTTGTTGGTCCACATTGAACACATAGTTGGGTTCATAACTGCTGTGATATTTTGGTTTGACTGTGTCGTCTACCGCTCGTGCTGTGTATCCGATGATTTCATTGTTCCAGGTAAACGGAATTATGACTCGGCGATTTAGATTGTAAGCTGTGGTGTCAGTGACATAAAATTCATAGCGAGTGATCATGTCACCGTTGCGATCATGCACATACTTTACTGCATTGGCCAAGTTGTCAGGAATGGCCGAATGATCGTCACTCAAGGTCAAGAAAGTTCGCCACTCACTGAAACTTATGGTATCGTCGGGCAAGGGGCGCGGCCGAAATGTGACTGGCGCAGACTCTGCTTCAACCACTTCTGTTGGGCCAACCAATTCTTTGATACGGATGGCATCAATCACCAGTCGTTTGATGGTGTTGTCGTCGGCTCCTAGCCAAGCCAGCAGTTTACGGAATCGATATGTCAAGTGTCGCCCAGGCACATAACTGGCCTTGAACCCGCAGTTGAAGCAATGATAACTGGTACCGCCATCTGGGTTCAGCACAAGGCCACCACGTGATCGGGCATCTGCGGTTTCGCCGTTGTGCTGGCAACAAACTGCATTGAAGCTGATCCAGCCCGACGACGATGTCTTGTGCTTGGCAGGAATTATCAACTTTATTGCGTCTTGGATCAGATTCAGCATACTAATATTATATACTCTTTTTTACACACAGTCAAGACTGTCGTGGCAATCCAAAATTTGATCCGTGGTCACATTTGGATATAAATATGCATTGGTAGTGGTCATTTGATGATCATTTTTAACATGTTTGGCAAGGCACAGTGGAAGATATTAAACAGCTATTAGACAAATACCCGTACTTGACATACCTGTCCTACGGAAATACCGAATACGTGGGTATCGTGCAAAACTGTGACGAACAGATCACTACAATTTACGATTTTGGCAGCTTGAAAACTCCTGAACAAAAAATCAGATTCCTGGAACTGGGCGATGTTTGGTGGTGGGAAAGCAATCGTGTTATTCCCATCAATGTGTTCTTAAAACAAGATTGGTTTGAATTCAAATTCTGTATCAAAACCATGAACAGCAAAGACGTAGACATCAAATTGGGTCCCCAAGTCAGCCTACGCGGATTGGCTGCCAAGCGTAGCAAACGACGTTCAATCACTCTGGTACGCAGAGTCAGCTGAACCCGTAACTGATCCGTTCACAAAACAAATTCAAATTCACTGCCACCAGGTGTGCATAAGCCACTGCGTGACTTTTCTTGAAGTAGTATTCATCATCGTCGGGTCGGTCCCACACAGTCTTGGCCACATCGGCCCATGTTTGTCCTATTAGGTGTCGTTTGGCCGGACGTATCACAGCCAAGAACATGGCCATTCTAGGAATACTGTCTACTGGCTCGGGCATGCGAATCAAGGTATCATAGTGATTGCCAATGTGAATCATCTGACTACAAACTTCTCGTTCATACAACAGGTCCCATAATGGCTCGGCAGTCATCAAATGTTGCAAATGATCTTCGTTCTTTATCTGCGTATATAACGACACATTCAAAAAGTCCAGCTTCATGTAGCCGCGATCCTCTGCTGAGTGATACTCGATTGCGGCCACACCAGTCTGGGGCTCAACCGGTATGTCAGTGACATATACTCCGGTATTGTGTTTGTTCAGCTTGCCGTCTTTGAGTATGCTGGCCGGCACATGCTTGAGTAGATCCAGGGCACGTTGTCGATCTGGAAAGTCAATGTCAATGTCTGATTTAAATTTCATTTCTAAGTGCTTCCAATTCAGGTATATAATCTACTAATTTTACACTTCTTGACGCATCAAGTACATCATTAAATTTAAAAAATTTTTCTAAAATGTCAGTGTTGATTTGATTGTTGTTAAATTTTTGAATCAGGCCATCAACAAATGTTTCCAACAGTTTGGTGTTTTTGTAGCAGTGTAAATTTTGTATTTTTTTTAATTTTTCTACTACCATATCACTGTTATTAAAATTGAAAGGTGATAACATGTCATCTTTGTATTCTGCCAATTGACAATGTACCGTTGCCAGTGGGCATTGATTTTCTAAGAATTTTAAAATATCATATAACCCTAAAATATTATAAATTGATACAGTTACATTGAATGACAGCACATGTTTAGAATTGTATATCCAATTGATGTTGTCACAAATAGCAGACCAATCCGACGGCCATCGTATATAGTAATTTAAAGAGTCTATTCCATCTATGCTGACAATAAAAGTCACATTTGAAAATTTATCAATTTGATTTTTAAATTTATTTGAAAATTTGGTTGCATTGGTGTTTATCATTAATTCAAAATTTGTGTTACCTTCTTCTATACACCGATCCAGGAATTGATAAAATTCAATCATTGCAGTGGGTTCTCCACCAGCAACATACAATTTAGTTAAATTATTAAAATTTACAAAATCAAAATTTTCATAGTCGGGTACTTGAAAGTTATTTGATATTATTCCTAAACTTTTATACTCTTTTTCAATTTGATTGCTACACATAGGAACACAGGATCTACATTGTAAATTACAAATGTTGCTGGGCCGAACTTCGTAATATGCCGGCAACTTGATGGCCAGTACATCATCAATTGATTGTAAATTTAACCTGTTTGCCCATTCAACTGTTTCTTGTTGCCTAGCACTTTGCATGCCTAAACTTTCAACTTTATAACAGGAAGAACAGTGTTCTGGAATAGGTATATTATCTAACATCCGTTGTCTGATTTTTTTATATTCTATATCATTATAGAAATCAAGACCCTTCAATTTGGCCACAGTGGTAGATGACCTACAGCATACCGTTGTATTTCCGTTATTTACTAGCAATTCAATAAAGGGAAAAATACAAAAACTTTTATTTTCTTTAACTAAGTTTTCAAAAAAGTTAATATTGGTTTTATAAGAGTGATCCAGAAACTCTGCATCAACTTCTTGCCCCACACTGACTGTAATAAGAAATGTGTCAGGATGACTGTATTGATTTTGAGGTTGATCTAATACGATAATTTTATCAAACCTGTCAGCAATTTGAACAATATCTGCTCGGGACAAATCATACAAACTTGTTTGATAATACCCGTCAACAATTACCTGTGTTATGTCAGACAACAATCCATTATAATTCCCACCGGATAATTTCTGTGTTTTAATTTCAGTGTCTATTGTGTTGTTTCCCAGACATAGGACTTTCATAGCCCGGCTCCATCTAGAATTTCTTTAACCCATTCAGTATCAGCCAGATAGTCTTGGAACCGGCGTTGCCAATGTTCTGGATCAATGTAAGGCAACACTATTGCAACCTGCTCTTCGGATAGTTTTTCCAAAAACTCCACACCGCTACTGGAATTATACACAACCCAAGGACTAATCCGGCCACTGACAATGTGGTGACAAATCCTATGAACATTGCCAAACCTAAAATAGTCTCTAAAACCGTTTTTAAGATCTGTATTAGCATCTGCATAATCTTGCATCTCCCGTAGTGCTCGTTCTAGTGCATCCTGTGTGGCTTCCTTTTTCAAGTACTCAGGTAGCCACTCGTCGTATAAACTGTCTTTGCACCAAAAGTCAATTTTCTTGTTGTTCTTCAACAGCCACTCTAGATAGCTGGTAAAGTTGATACAGCGAATGCCTTGACAGTGACGACCAAACTTGACAAAAGCATTGTAATACGGACTGGCAACAAAGTCCTCATAGCTTTTTAGTTTGGCACTGCCTTGTGTTATTTCATAGAAACGCAAGTAGGCTTTGAGACCCAACTGTACTCCTGTTTCTTTTTCCTGTTGCCAACGACGTTTGGGCTCGCACAGATGCACCGCAAGACTGCTTTCCTTGCGGAATTCTTTTTCGCAATAGCGACATTTATAAGTCTGCTTTGATTCGCTTGTCATCCCATCCATGCTCTCTAGCCAACTGCTTAAGATCGTCTCGAGTGTTGATTTTTGCGAGTAATTCAATTTCATCTCTCTTGGCTGTGGGGTATACTTCTCTCAAAAACTTTTCTGCTTTGTTGTTGTTTTCTTTCTTTGACGCAGCCAGCCACTGGTGCCGTTGTCGTCCCATGCCCGGGCTCACCGTGGTGGCCAACAACCACTGCAATTTTTTGTGGTGCGTGGCACTGATATCAAAGAAATGCTTGTTTAGATTTTCATTACAGCTCATCAGGTAATAGGCCTGTAGGTCCGGATCTCCAGTCACAAGACTGCCCCAACGAATCATCAAGAAAGGTGCAAACTTTTTCTTTTCTTGCTCGTCCAGTTCATCATAGAAGTTTCTGTTCTTGAGATCGAACTGCGCCATTTCGTTACCAATGTTTAGTTTATCTGTCATGTTTTTTTAGTTTGTAGT